CAGCTTATATGCCAATCGTGTACCATTGCCACCTATACCCAAAAGGGCAACACTCTTAGGTACCACTATAGCATCTGGTCTTTCTGATTTCAATCTGATACTTACTACAGGATAAAATACACCAGCAGTCGTCAATGTATATGATGTATTAGGTAATTGTCCTATTGTTTTATTACGTCCTCTAACTTCATAGCCACCTTCAGACATAACAGAAGCACAGACAACATTCAACGATGCATTATTTGCCATTGAATTAGTATTTTCAATTTCATATCTCAATGGTAAACATGCTGTAGTCATATATGTTGTATTGGCCAAATTAGAATGATGAAATGAATGACAATGTATTAACTGACCGTTGATAATAAATCCACACCTTACTGTACCTACACCTAACCATTCAATATCAGTCCAGAATAATTGAGTTTTGGTCATATCAAGAGTTAGTAATGAAGGACCAGTACCATCTAACTTATCAATATTCCACGCATCTTGTGATATTTTATCTTCTACTAATGATCCAGAACTGAATGATCTAATAACAAAGTTTAATGTGCTGCCATTTAGTTCGAGATAAACACCATTTTGTGAACCGAAGTAACCAACTCTTTGTCTTAGTCCTGTTTGTGCTGGTGCCATACAGAAAGATTGAATTGTATGTAACGATTTCCCTGGTTGGTATGGAAAAACTTTAGATGATTCACGATATACATAAGAATTGGCAACTGATGAACGAACATTCAATGATACTGTTGATGAATTTGTGTCATATACTATAGCACTACCTGTAGCTGAGTTTGCATAATTAAATCTTGTATCATCTTGATATCTAAGTGAAGAATCAAAAAGAGTTAATGGCTGTGACATTCTAGCACGACCAAAAGCATCAACAGAGACACCAGAAGGATTGGCTGGACCCACTAGATTACCATATTGATCTGCAAGCATAACCACTTCAAATATGGTAGTTTCTTGTGGTAGGTATTGATGAGTATCTTTTCTGAACTGTGCCATTGCTTACTCTTTGCGTTTAGACTTACCTAATGTATATTTAGTTACCAAATTCCAATCACCCTTTTCTTTATGAGAGATAATTTTAATATGACTTAGTGGAGCTATAGGGGAAGAACTTTTGTTTTCGTTCACCAGATCCAATAGCTCCCATTCATGAAGTAGATTAGCTATGGTATGAAGTCTTGCTCTATCATCCTCGGTAAAATCGGAATTTTTACCATCAAGTAAGAAAAGTTGTTTGAAATGAACAATGAAGTATTTGCTTTGTTTATGTAAAATATGACAAGACTGATATAGTGTTTTGTCTTTTTTTGAGGCAATACCAATTCGTGATAATGTTTCTCTTATCTTTAGAAAATCATCAGGTTCAGCTAGTTTTACCTCTATTAGATCGTTTATGTTTATCATTTTTCAATCCACCTTTATCTAATCTATTTCTTAGATCATCGATTTGAGCCTCTGATAAGATGGTAGATATTTCTCTAGCTTTTTCATTAGAACACTTATAGTATTCTTTTATAATATCGAGAGATTCTACTGTCTCTTTTTTATGCCATTTTTGGAATGGTCTTTTATAAGGCCTTATTGTATTTAGAAAATAATGGTATTGCATAATCTTGTCTGTATGTGGCAACAAATTCATTTGATTGGTGTACATGATACAATCACGATGTTGCGATAAAGCACGATTGACAACGAAAGGGATATAATCCCTCTCATTGTCTTGATTGATTACAGGTGTTTTGGTTTGTAGGATGGATGGGATAACTTCTTTGAAAAGGTCAGTCATTATTTTTACTCTTTTCTTCCTTTAACTTTCTAAAATATTCTTCTCTCTCCAAATCCATCAAAGATTTTTTTCTGTTCTTCAAGTTCTGATACATTCTATAATTTTTACCTTTAGCATAGTTACTCATATCATCATCAACATACACCAATGAACCGCCACCCAGATATCCGCCTTTATTTTTAGCCATGATATTCTCCTATTTAATCTCACAATCAATCATTAACTCAGTCAAACAAGCGACCAAATTAATCTCCTGATCAGCCACAAAGGCACTCTGATACTGATACTTAGCCAGAATAACCACTGCCTGTGGAATACTTTCAGGCTTCATATACTCATATAGAGAGTCATAGATTTTACGATATATCCGAATAGGATCAAGATCAGAATTGACAACCACCCACTTTCTCATATCGGAAAAGTTCTTATCTTTGAGATTCTTTACCAAATCTTGAATATTCCGAACTGATGTGATTTGTGCCAATATACCGGCATCAATACTACCGCTTGTAGAATATCTTTGTAACTCATTCAATGTTCTACGATAATCTGGAAAATACTTCTTGGTAATCTCGATCAAAACATTCTTTTCATATGAGATACCTTCAATATCCAAGATTTCAGCAATACGACCAAAGAAGGCTGCAGCCATCTTTGGTTTTTCATCAGCTTGTAAAGTAAAGTCAATAACAGAACACCTTGAATGTAGTGCTTCGATTAGTCGTGATTTGAAATTACAAGTAAAGATAAAGGAACAATTGGTAGAAAACTCCTCAATAGCACCACGAAGGGCTGCTTGGGCCTCAGGTGTGATATAGTCTGCCTCATCCAGAATAATGACCTTACGACCACCGACCAGAGACACGGTGGAAGCATAACCTTTGATCTTGGTCCTAAGTGTGTCGATACCTCTTTCTTCGGACGAATTGATGAAAAGATAGTTGAGACCAATTTCTTCACACATAGAAATAGCGACAGTGGTTTTACCCACTCCCGCTGTGCCTGTTAGCATAAGATTTGGAATATTCTTGGTGTTCACATACTCTTGAAATACCTTTTTGATACGATCAGGTAAAATACAAGCCTCTACTTTTTGAGGCCTGTATTTTTCGGTCCACAAGAATTCTTCCATTTTTCACCTCAATTCTTATTACCACTACCATTGATGATGATATCATAGAATTCTTCAAATGTCTTCTGTTCTTCTACTTCTGAATTGAAGTTGGCTTTGAAGTAGGTCTTACCCATCTTACGGACCAATTTCTTATCCAGACCAAGATCATCACAAATCTTAATGATGATTTCTTTCTGTAACTCTTTTTCAGAAGCTACACGAGTCATAGAATCGTTTAGCTCTTGAATGGCACCTTTCAACTTCTTCCTGTCATTATCGGAAAGAGAATTGACACTCACAAAGTTTTTGTTGTGACCAATTAGTGACATTATTTTGTCTCCAAGGCAATGAAGTAGGTTACATTCTTTGTTTTACTCTGGAACTTACCAAATGTACCGTTCTTGATTTGAACCTCATAATCATCTGGCATAATCTTGAAATTCTCTGTACTAAATGTACATGTAAATTCATCACCAGAATAATCCATTAAGCGTGTTGAAACATAATTGGATGTGTCATTTGACTTCTCATGAACACGAAGATCCAATGAACCATTTTTACCAATCAAACTTAGATTTGGTAGACCGTTCATAGAAGCCAAACGAAGTGTCTTGGCGATAATGGAATTGGACAGATTGAAAGTTACATCTGGACTATCCATACTAAGACTTTTATCTGGCGGAGAGATAATCAATTCAGGTGAACATGGAATATAGAATAGATCAAATACACCATCAGACATCTTGACAAACTTATCATTAAATTCCAAATCAGGATTGTTAAGAGTAGTGATATTACCTAGAAACTGAGTAAGATCATAGATGGCAAACTTATGTGTAAATGACTCTTCTAGTTCTACTTCAACCAGAATAGATTTTTCAGGCGACATTGTTCTTTGTTTATTGCCAGCTTGAATAACCAAACCAGAATTGATGGAAGCAAAGTTCTTTAGAACAGATAGTGTATATTCAGATAGTTTCATTACCAAATCTCCATATTATGCTGATTGTTGTAGTCTAACAGGTCCAGTGAAAATGTCAAGCATATGTTTCACGCAAGCTTCCAATTCTATCTTGGAACCATTGTTACTCAAGACATAATCAAAAGGTGTTCCAATCCATGCCCACTCAGATACATGAACTTCTGGATATAAAGCGTGCATATCATACTTGATACCTTGATTATGTCTTAGTGCAGTATCATACCACAAAGGTTCTGATCCTCGAACAACACGAGTTACCATACCATCATGATCTTGAATAAACTTAATCTCATTAGGAAATCGCACATCAGAAATCACAACATTCTCGATACCACGGATTCTTCTTTCTAATGTGGATACCCAGATGTCTTCACCAAATACATCACGCCCAGCTTCTGTTCCCATAAGTTGTAGAATGTATCTGGGTGTTACAGATTTTCCTAGCTTATCAAAAAGTTTTTCATCCCAAAAATCATCTACCGTGTCTCGAAACTTTCTACTTTCATCAGTATCACCCTCCAGGAGATGTCTTGGCCAACCAAACATAACGGAGACCGTATCTTTGAGAACATCAGCAAAGGCAAATTTCTGATACCCATACTTTTCGACCAGAATATCAGAAACCGTTCCTTTTCCTGAGCCTAGGAACCCCACAACACCTATAATCATGATATATTCTCCGTATCAAAGATTTCCCGTTAGTGCAGCTATCTTAGGCATATCTCCCTTGAACTCATATGTCCCATTATGCCCCAACTTCATCCATGGACACAACCAGATTCGACCACCTATCGCCCTAAAATATTGACAGAACATATAATCCTCACTCAGATACCGATGAGTGTCAGGATCAATTACTGTATCAAAGTATGCGTGGATATATCGTGTACCATCAAAATTGGCTTGACCTACATGATCTGGCTTGTAGTTGAGGTGTGGATATTCTTCACGGAATTTATCAAACACTGCTTTTTTGACCATCATAAAGCCTGTACCAATTTCCATGACTTCTAGAGGTTCCGTGACACTGAAACTCTTGGTGCCTGGGACGGGATTGAACACATAGTCGCCAGTCACACCCTCTAGCTCACCAGGATTGAACTCAGCCTCATTGAAGTTTGGATTCTTAATCAGATTTTTTGATGCATTCCAGACACCACGCCAATTGATACTCTTTTTGGGATAAGGTGCACCAATTACATCCTTATCAAGGGCAATGAGAGACAAAACGTCAGTAGGATCAAAATGAATATCTGAATCGATGAATAGTAGATGGGTGAAGCCTGATCTGAGAAATTCGTCTACCAGATAGTTTCGGGCTCGTGTGATCAATGATTCATTAAATAGAAAAGAAAACTTGACTTCTATTCCATACTTGGTACAAATACCTTGAAGATCCAAACAAGACTTAGCATAAAGACCTAGACATTGACCTCCGTATTGTGGTGTGGCAACAAAGAGCTTAACTTTTTTTAGGTCTTCGGCTTTAATTGAAATTTCCATACTATAGTCTCCGTGATAATGATATAAAGTGTCAGGTGTGACAATAGTATATATAACATAAAAAAAGAGAGGCACCTTTCGATGCCTCTCCTTAGAGATAACCAAAATGAATTATGCTGCTAGGCGGTAATACATCTTGGTCTTACCATTTACAAGCTTTGTATTGCTGTAAATGCGATGTCCCTCATTTCGTAGGTCATGAATACGCTTATAAACGCTGGACTTTGGCACTCCTGTAAACTTGACTACACGAGCTACAGTAACGCCTTTGCCCTTACGAGACTCATCACGACCTAGGAAATTAATGATACGATCAATATGAGACATGCTTTTTTCTCCATAAAAATGGGCATCTCTTTCACTTATACATACCGTCGACCGATGCCCTTTAGTAGACGGTATCCATTATGACAGAAGTTTTATCTCCTGTCAATACTTAAAATTGAATTTCTTCTTTAGCCAATGGCTGTTGAGCAGGAGCAGGAATTGGATTGATTGTTTCATCAAGCTTTTTGTATAGTTCCATGAAGCTGGTTTTTGTATCAATATCAAATCGGTTTAGACAAAGTTGGATTGCCTTCTCACGATCTTGATTGAAGATAGCAAAAGCTTCACAGATATGAACAAGTCGGCGTGTTGAAATGATTTCAGATACAGCACCATCCATAAATGATTTGCGAACAACTTCGGCCCATTGTACAAGTAGATCCACAAACTTAGGGTCTTGAATGTTTGAAGAAGCCAAAACATTTTTGAGAATACGTGTCTCAACCTTGGGTGCAGGATATTCCTGTTCAAGAGTGATAGAGAAACGCTCAAGGAAAGCTTCGTTCATTACATTTGTGCCAATAAACCGACCGTCATCGGAACCTTTACCCTTTGTATTAGCTGTAGCAATGATATTGAAACCATTGACAGGTGTAATTTTCTTATTGATCTTTTTTACGAAAATTGAATTACCTTCAAGTACAGGCTGCAAACACATAAGTTTATTGGAGCCGAGGTCTACCTCGTCTAGTAGTAGAATTGCTCCACGTTCCATAGCTTGAATGACAGGACCATTATGCCAGACTGTACGACCATCAACAAGTCGGAATCCACCAATTAGATCATCCTCATCAGTTTCAATAGTGATATTGACACGGATCAATTCACGTTTTTCAGCGGCACAAACCTGTTCAATCATCATAGTTTTGCCGTTACCAGAAAGACCAGTAACATATACAGGATAAAACTTATTAGATTTTACAATTGAACGAACATCATTGAAATGTCCAAAAGGTACATAACCACTAACTTTATTAGGAACCAAAGACACAGTTTCAGGAGTATCAAGCTTAACTGCAGCAAGAGCCATATTGGCTGCTGTCAAAGATTCTTTCACTTCAATAGGTTTAGCGACTACAGGAGCAGTAGCGACTACAGGAGCAGTACTTTCACCTACAGAAGGAAGATTGTACATTCCACGACCAGCACGCATATCTGGATCATGAGTTAGCCAAGTGGGATAACCAATACCAGTTTCTGCACAAAGCTCTTTAACTTGTTTGCGAGAAATAGTGGAGATTGTGCCGAACTTGGTGACGACAGCATTTAGGAAAACTTCACGGTCA